GTCCCGCGCGCAGTTTCCCCAAACGATCGTAGGGGTCATGGGCCGCAAACCCTTGCCGCTCGCCGTTCGACAGGTCACGAATAAAGGCTGGCGTCCACTCAACCTCAATGAGCCCAAGAATGCCGCCCTCGATCCGACGTGTCCCGAGGAGCTCGTCGACCCCGTCGCGCGATCAGAGTGGGATCGGGTGGCGGTCTCGCTGAGTACGAGTGGCCATTGCACGCAGGTCGACCGGTCGAGCCTCATGGGTTATTGCCTGAAGTATGCGCAGTGGCTCGCCCTTGAGGCGGAGGTGCGCGAGCAGCCCTTTGTGCTGACGGCGCGGAGCGGCTATCCGATGCCGAATCCCGCGCTCGGGCTGGCGAACAAGGTCTATGCGCTGCTGCTCAAGACGGCCGCGGAGCTGGGCTTGACGCCGAGCTCGCGCACGCGCGTAGTCGCGGCAAAGGATGCCAAGACGGGCGATGACTTCACGCAGTTCCAGCGTCGTCGTCAAAAGACCGCGTAAGCGGTCGCCGGCGTTGCACCGGGTCGATCGCTACGTGCGCGATGTGGTACGTGGAACGATCGTCGTCGGGCCGCTGGTGCGCCTGGCGTGCGAGCGGCATATGCGTGACCGCGTGGAGGGCGCGCGCAAAGGGTTCGCGTTCGACGAAGAGGCGGCCTCGCATGCGATCGACTTCATCGAGCAGTGGGTCGTGCTGCCCGATGCGATTGATGACGACGGGCGGCCGCGGCCGTTCCGGCTGCAGCCCTGGCAGGCGTTCATCATTGGATCGCTGTTCGGCTGGCGCTGGACCGACACGCAGCATCGGCGCTTCCGCAATGCCTACATCGAAGTGGGGAAGGGCAACGGCAAGACGCCGCTGCTTGCCGCCGTGGGCTTGTACGGGTTGCTCGCCGATGGCCAGCATGCGCCCGAGATTTACGCCGCGGCCACCGATCGTGACCAGGCGATGATTCTCTATCGCGATGCCGTGCGGATGGCGCAGGCCTCGCCGGTGCTCGCCTCACGCATTCAGTTCTCGGGCATTGAACATGTTCACAACATGGCGTACGGGCTCGGGTTCTTCCGACCCTTCAGCCGCGAGCAGAGCGCCAAGAGTGGCACGCGTCCGCACATGGGCCTCATCGACGAAGTCCACGAGCACCCGAACGCCGACATCATCAACAAGATTCACGCCGGCGCGAAGGGCAACCAGGAAGCGCTGTTTCCGGAAATCACGAATAGTGGATTCGATCGGACCTCCATCTGCTGGCAGCATCACGAGCATTCGCGCAAGGTGCTCGAGGGCACCGTGGAGGACGAGCGCTGGTTCGCCTACGTCTGCACGCTCGATGAAGGCGACGATCCGCTCGTCGATGAAGCCTGCCACGTCAAAGTCAATCCGAACCTCGGTGTGTCCATTCACCGCGAGTATCTGCGCGACCAGGTCGCGGCGGCGCGGAACATCCCCGCCGAAACGAATACCGTGCTGCGGCTGAACTTCTGCGTGTGGACATCCGCGTACAGCCGCGCGATTGACATGGCGCGCTGGCAGGCGTGCCCGGGGCTGCCGAGTGAGGCCGAGCGGCTGAAGGTGCCGTGCTTTGGCTGCCTGGACCTGGGCGAGACCGACGACTTCAGCGCGTGGGGCTGCGTGTGGCCGTTCGAGGACGGCCGCGTGGCGGTGACGATGCGGTACTTCCTGCCGCGGGCCGCGCTCGAGAGTAAACCCAATCGCCCGTACCGCGAGTGGGAGCGCGCCGGGTGTCTGACCGTGACGCCCGGCGACGTCACGGATTACAGCTTCGTGCGGGAGGCCATCGAGGCGGATTGCCTGCGCTGGGGCATCCGGCAGGTCTTCTACGATGCACGCTCGGCCCGGGAAACGGCGCAACTGCTGCAGGCCAAGGGCATCGACGTGGTGCCGCTGCTCCAGGGGTTTCAGCTCACCGAGGCCATCACGCGGCTGCTGGCGCTCATCACCGCCGGCGAGCTCTGTCACGACGGCGATCCGATCCTCGCGTGGATGGCGTCGAACCTCGTGCTCATCACGGGCGTCCGCGGCGACAAGCGGCTGGCGAAAGAGAAGAGCCCCGAGAAGATCGACGGCATCGCCGCGCTGGTCATGGGCATCGAGGGGGCGCTGGTGCGCCGCGAGCGCACGCCCGGCCCGCAGTATCAAATGCTGTTCTTTGGAGGGCGACCATGAGTGCCGATCCGCCGCCGAAAAAACCCGGGCGCCCGACCCTCGACCAGACCCAACGCAAGATGCTGATGTTCAGCATGCGCCTCTCGCTGGTGCACTATGACGCGCTCGTGAAAGAGGCCGATCGCGAGCGTCTGAGCCTCGCCGAGGTGGCTCGCCGCCGCCTGACCCGCGGGAATTGATGTAATACAAAAAATACAGATTTCGCCAACCTGTGCTGGACTAGTGCGCACCGGCACTCCATGCACTGGGCCTACAGCACCATCGAGTGGCTCGTCACAAAAGGCGTTGACGACGAGCAGCGCATCCTCGAGGGCATCGCCACGACGCCCACGCCGGATCGTGTGGGCGACATCATCGAGCCGACGGGCGCCGTCTTCTCGCTCCCCATGCCGCTGCTCTGGCAGCATGCGCAGGGACAGCCGATCGGGCATGTCCTCGAGGCGCGCGTTGCGTCCACCGGGATCCACATCCGCGCCCAGATCGCCAAGGGCGTCACCGACACGATCGAGGATGCCTGGCGGCTGATTAAGGGCGGGCTGGTGCGCGGGTTCTCGATCGGCCTCAAGCCGATCACCTCGAGTTTTCGGAAGGGCGGCGGGCTGCACGTCACCACCTGGGAATGGCTGGAGACGTCCTGCGTTACGCTGCCGGCCAATACGGACGCCTCGATTCTCCTCATCAAGTCGCTGGATACCGCGCAGCGAGCCGCGCTTGGCCCCGCCGCGGGCATCCCGTCCATCCGTCCCGGCGCTGCGGGCGTTACCGCGAGAACGACGACCATGACCGTCTCTGACCAAATCACCGCGCTGCGCACGCAGCTCCAGACCAAGCACGCCCGGATGGGCGAGCTGCTCAAGATGGAAACCGAGGACGGCCTCACCCTCACGGAGGAGCAACAGACGGAAGCGGACGGCCTCACGGGTGAGGTCGAGACGATCGGCGTACGGCTGAAGCGGCTCGAAGTGATGGAGCAGGGCAGTGCCATGCTCGCCACGCCCGTGGGCGGCTCGAGTCTCGACATCGCCCACAAGTCACGCGGTGGCGCCTTGCCGCGCATCGAGGTGACGGATCCGACGCCGCCCGGGATCGGGTTCGCGCGCGGCGTGATCTGCAAGATGGCCGCGCTGATCAGCGGCGGCGCGATGACGGCGCTCGATATCGCGAAGGCGCGCTATCCCCACGACCCGCGCATCCCGGTGATGCTGAAGGCGGCCGTGGCCGCCGGCACGACCACGGACGCGACGTGGGCCGGGCCGCTCGTCTACGCGAACAACCTGGCGTCGGAGTTCATCGAGTACCTCCGCCCGAAGACGATCGTCGGGCGCATCCCGGGCCTGACGCGCGTCCCGTTCAACGTCCGCATCATCGGGCAGACGAGCGGCGCGTCGGCCAACTGGGTCGGCCAGGGCGTGCCCAAGCCGGTGACCAAGTTCGACGTGGCGCCCGTTACCGTGGGCTTCACGAAGATTGCGGCGATCTCGGTCATCACCGACGAGCTCGCGCGCTTCTCGAGCCCGAGTGCGGAAGCCCTCGTGCGCGATGAACTGGGCCGCGCCATCGTCGCGCGCATGGACATCGACTTCATCGACCCGGCGAAAGCCGCGGTCGCCAACGTCTCCCCGGCGTCGATCCTCAACGGCGTCTCGCCCGTGGCCGCGACCATCACCGATGCGGATTCGGTGCGCGCGGCGATCGGGGATCTGCTCGAGGCGTTCCTGACGGCGAACAACACGCCGGAATCGGCCGTGCTCATCATGCCGTCGACCGTCGCGCTGCAGTGGTCGCTGATGTTCAACGCGCTGGGGCAACCGGAATTTCCGACCCTGTCGATGATGGGCGGCACGCTGCAAGGGATCCCGGTCGTCGTCTCGCAACACGCCTCGATCGGCGGCAACTCACTCGTGATTCTGGTCAATGCCGCGGACATCCTGCTGGCCGATGACGGCGGCGTGACCGTGGACGTGTCGCGTGAAGCCTCGATCACGATGTCGTCCGATCCGGTGGCGGATGCCGCCACGGCCGACGTCATCTCAATGTGGCAGGCCAATAGTCTCGCCCTGCGCGCCGAGCGGTACGTGAACTGGGCGAAGCGGCGCAGCGGCGCCGCGCAGTACATCTCGATCGACGAAACGCCGTAGTCACGGGAGGGCGACGCATGGTGCACCTGGTCGCGAAGAAGGCGCTCACCTACGAGCGCCGTCACCTCAAGGCCGGCGATCCGTTCGTCGCCCGTCCGCATCACGCCCGATGGCTCCTCGCCACCAAACTCGCGGCGCCCGTCGCGCCGCCCGCGCGCCCCACGCCGCCACCAGAGGTCGCCCCGGCGCCCGTCGCGCCGGTGCCGACGCCTGATCCGGATCCGCCCGCGGACGAACCCGCGGCCGGACCCCTCACCGACCGCGTGCGCCGCGTCGTGGGCCGGCGCCCGCCGACGCACCGGAAAGCCTGATGCGGCTCCTGGGCTACGACATCACGGTCACGAAAGCGGCGGCCGGGCTGGTCCCGCCCGATCGCAGCTCGCGCCGCGGCTGGTGGCCGATCGTCATCCATGAACCGCACACCGGCGCGTGGCAGGCCAACCTCGAGGAGCCGGTGGAGACGGTGCTCGCCTATCCGCCGGTCTACGCCTGCATCACGCGCATCAGCGGCGACATGTCCAAGATGGGGCAGGCGATTGTTCAGGAGACCGACGACGGGATCTATGTGCCGGTGGAGCACGCCCCGTGGACCCCGGTGCTGCGGCGGCCGAACCCGTATCAGAACCGGCTGCAGTTCGTGCAGTGGTGGATGAACAGCAAACTGGTGCACGGCAACACCTACGTGCTCAAGGCGCGCGACGGCCGCGGCGTGGTGAGTGCGCTTTACATCCTCGACCCGGCGCGCGTGCGCGTGATGGTGGCGCCCGATGGCAGCGTGTTCTACGAACTGAAGACCGATACGCTCTCGACGCTCACCGGGACCGAGGCGATCCTGGTGCCGGCGCGCGACATCATCCACGACCGCACGCATCCGCTCTTCCATCCGCTCATCGGCATCTCGCCGCTCTGTGCCGCTTGGATCTCGGCGCTGCGCGGCATGCGGATCGAGCGCAACTCGCTCGAATTTTTCGGCAACGGCGCGCAACCCAATGGGGTGCTCACCGCGCCCGGGTTCATCAGCCAGGAAGTGGCCGACCGCGCCAAGCAACGATGGGATGAGGGCGTGCAGGGCGTGGCGGTGCTCGGCGACGGGCTGAAGTACGAGCCGATGACGCAGAGCGCCGTTGATTCGCAACTCATCGATCAGGAGAAGTTCACGGCGGAATTCGTGTGCGCGTGCTTCCACATGAAACCGTGGATGATCGGGATCGGCCCCGCGCCCAACTACACCAACGTCGAAGCCATCCAGCAGTCGTATCTCACCGACTGCCTGCAGCTCCACATCACGCAGTATCAGGCCGTGCTCGCCGATGGCCTCGAGCTGCCGCGGTCCTACACGGTGCACTTTGCCCTCGAGGATCTGCTGCAGATGGACACGGCGACGAAGATGACCGTGGCCGTGAACGGCGTGGGGGCGGGCATCTTTACGCCGAATGAAGGGCGCAAGAAGTTCAACCTGCCGCCGAAAGAGGGCGGGGATTCCCCGTACCTGCAACAGCAGTACTGGAGCCTCGAGGCACGCGGGGCGCAATCGGCCGCCGTCGTGGCGACGCCCGAGACGGCGATGCCCGCTGTCGTCGCGCCTGCGGAGGACGACGAGGATGAGGACACGCTGACGACGCGGGCGATGGTGCTGACGCGGAAGACGTGGCGAGGCGCGGCATGACGGAGCAGGCGCTGGCGGCGATCGTGGCGGGCGTGGTCACCGAGCTCCGGGCGCAACTCGCCACCGAGATCGCGCCGCTGCTGACGCGGATGACCGCGCTCGAAGCGCGCACGCCGCGCGACGGCCTCGACGGGGCGCCGGGCGTGAATGGGCGTGACGGGATGCCGGGGTCGCCTGGGCTGAACGGGCGGGATGGGACGGATGGGCGCGACGGCGTGCCCGGGCCGGCCGGTCTCAATGGCCTTGACGGCAAGCCTGGGACCGATGGCCGCGACGGGCGCGATGGGGCGCCGGGGATGGCCGGGCGCGACGGGGTGGACGGCGCACCCGGGGCCGCCGGGCGCGACGGGGTGGACGGCGCACCCGGGGCCGCCGGGCGCGACGGGGTGGACGGCGCACCCGGGGCCGCCGGGCGCGACGGGGTGCTCAAGGGCGGGCTCGTCGTCAAACGGCTCGACGTGCGCCGCTATCAACTCTGCTGGTCGGATGGGACGCCGATGACGGTGGTCGACGAGGCGGGCACGCCGATCGAGAGCGTGATCCGGTTCCCGGTGCCGATCCACCAGGGCGTGTGGCGCGACGCGACGCCCTACGAGGAAGACGACGAGGTCACCGAGAAGGGAAGTGTGTGGCTCGCCAAGCGCGCCACCACGAGCCGCCCAGGCGAGGGGGCGACGGATTGGCAACTGGTCGTCAAGCGCGGCGCCGAGGGGCCGCGCGGCAAGCCCGGCGACCCCGGGCCGGCCGGACGCGATCTGACGCAGATGGATTTCCAGGGCCGGAAATGGTGACGCGATGCTGATCGATTACACGATGGCGGCGCAGCACTTGAAGCTCTACGAGCTGGCGAGCGATCCCGAGATCCAGGCCGACGTCGAGCGCAAGATGGCGCAGGCCGATGCCATCGTGATGACGCACCTGAAAACGCATCTCTGGGACACGCCGCCGACTTGGGACGAGACCACGGATCCGGAAACGGATTTCCAGTACGCCCTCGCCCAGAGTGCCGTGCTGATGGTGCTCTCGAATTTGTGGCGGTTCCGCGGGGACGATGAGCAAGCCTCGAGCGCCGGTGGACCGATGCCGGCGAGCTATGGGGCGCTCTCCCCGCGCGTGGCCGAACTGCTCGCGCAGATCCGCGATCCCTCGTTTGCGTAACGTCCATGGCGCAACTCACCCACGTCGCACCGGCCGGCACGCGCACCGCGCGCGTGACCGTCGAGCACCTCGTGGAGGACACCAGCAGCGGCTTTCCGGATCCGACCTGGGAGGCACTCGTCACCGTGCTCATGCAAAAGATCGATCTCATCGGACACGAGGCCTTTCGCGCCGACCAGATGACGGCGCGGTATGACGTGCGGTTCATCGCACCGTACACGCCCGCGCTCGACCCGGAGCTCGTCGACGTGCCCGCGACGCATCGCCTCTCGCACCGCGGGCGCATCTACGACATCGTCACGGCGGCGATCGTGGGATCGTTCGAGGGCGTCGAGTATCACGCCCTCACGCACACGGGAGGCGGATGATGGAGATCCGCGTGTCGCTCACCGGCCTCGACGCGCTGGTGCGCACGCTCCTGCATGACCTCGACGAGGCGGTGCAGGTGCCGGTCCTGCGAAGGACCCTTCTCGCCGCGGCGGAGCCGATGCGCGCCGGCATGGCCGCCCGCGCGCCGCGCGGCGCCGACCCCGCGCCGCACATCGCGGAGCACATCCTCACGAAGCCGCTGTCCCCGAGCGAGCTCGAAGCGGTCACCGATGACAGCGCGGGCGTCGAGCTCGGGCCGGAGAAGAAATTCTTTTATGGCTACTTCTGGGAGTTCGGCACGGTGAAACTGCCCGCGCGCCCGTTCATGCGCCCGGCGTTCGATGCGCACCAGGGCGAGGTGCTCGCGCGCGTCGGATCCGATCTCGGTGCCGCCATCCTCGCGGCGGCGGCAAAGGAGTCGAAGCGGTGATGCCCGAGGAGGCCGTGCGCCTGCGGCTGCTCGACCTGCCCGCGGTCACCGCGATTGTTGGCACGCGGATCTATCTCGTCATGCTGCCGCAATCGGTGACGACCCCATGCGTGCGCGTGCAGCAGATCAGCCAGATTGACGAGGGCCAGAACCTGCGCGGCGGGGGCGGCAGTCGCGGCTGGGCGCGCGTGCAGGTCGACGCGATTGTCGGCATGAATGACGCGGGCAATGCCTACACGACCGCGCGCACGCTCACGGAAGCGATGCACGGCGATGGGCGCGGCGACGTCGCGACGGGGCTGCTCGGATGGAAAGGCGACATTCCGCCGCTCACCATCACGGGCGTGTTCTCGATGCTCGATGCGGTCGCGGAATTTGATCCCGAGGAACTGCAGCAACTGCGGCTGCGGCGTGACTATCAAGTGTGGTTTGCCCAGTGAAGGAGCAGCGACATGGCCGATGTGACTGATACCTATTACCCCTCGGAAGGCCTGCAGGGCTACGGCACGCAGCTGCTGGTCGCCGTCGATGGCGACGCCGACACCGAGGCCACCGTCGCGATCGCCGAGGTCACGACGATCACGCCCGGCTCGATCGATACCGAGGACGTCGTGCGCACGCATCTGCGCTCGCCCGACGCGCATCACGAGCATATGCCGGGCATCCGCGACTCGGGCGCCTTCGAGCTCGTGGGCACGCTCCGGCTTGACCACGAGAGTCAGAACAATTCGCCGGGGCCGCCAGGCGGGTTGATTTACCTGCAGCGCACGCGCGCGATTCGCAACTTTGCGATTGTGCTGCCCGACGAAGCGGCGACCACGCTGCCGGTGCGCGGCTACGTGCAGCGCTTCCAGCTCGGGGCGCTGGGCGTGACCGGCCTGATGAATTTCACCGCGGCCATCATGCCAACCGAAAGCTACAGCGCCGACCTGCCGGGCATGGCCGCGACGGGCGCGACCGCGGGCTCTCCGGGGAGCTTTACGCCGAGCGGGGCCAGCTTGCCCGCGGATCTGGCGGCGCTGAACGCCGCGAGTGTGACGGCCACGCCCTCGAGCGCGTGGACGACCGGGCAGCATGTCGTGCTCGGGGATGACAGTCATGCCCACTGGGACGGCTCGGCGCCCTGGGTCGTGGGAGACGCGCCGTAAATGGCGAACCGGGCTCGAGGTGAAGTCGAGGTTGTGCTCGAGGGCGTCAGCTACACCTGGCGCCTCACGACCAACGCGGCCTGTGCGCTCGAGGCGCGCACGGGGCAGAAGCTCGGCGAGGTGCTCGAGGCGGTGGATGCGCTCAGCGCGCGGGCGCTGCGTGATCTCGTGTGGGTCGTGTTGCAGGACTACCAC